GACGATACGCCACTGCCCGACGATGCACAGCGCTTTGAGTCATTTGTTGAGTTTAAGCCGCGCGAGTTGTCTACCGAAGAGCGGTTCAATCTTTCGCAAGACTTGAACGATCCGTCGAAGTCGCTAGAAGCGATTGACACGATGTTCGAAGCCAGCGTCGGCATGAAGCCTGACGTACTGCGTCAAACACTGAACAACCAACAGCTGCTCATGTTGCAGTTGACGGCAAAGTCGAACTACGACATTTTCGAGAAACAGACACCGGAGTTTTATCCGTGTGCTGAAAACAAACAAGTACTGACAGCATGGATGTTCAAGAAGAAGCTAAATCCTACTGTCGCGATGTTCAACTTAGCTTTTTCAACGCTGAAGGGAGCCGGATTGCTCCTCGACAGCCCTATCGTGCGTGAGGTAACTCCCGCGCCCGTGCCGTCTGCACCCACAGTGGGTCCGACTGCACCCGCGCCGAGTACGGAACCAAAAGTATCGCCGGTTCCAGTTGCAACCGAGAGTCGGATTACTCCCGTCGAGCAGCCGCAAACAAAGCGCCAAGTAAGAGTCCCGTCCGGTCTGAATAGCAGCAATGCTTCAGACTCCACAACAAGTGGTGTGACAACTGACATTACTTTGGATGATATTGATAACATGCCTTCCGAAGAGTATAAGAAAAAACTTAGAAACCCGGCTTTTGCAAAGTTGGTGAACGACCTGCAACGTGCAGCGGACGCCAGAAAGCGTGCACCAGTATCAGCTTAACCTGAAGGATAGATTATGTCTTCTTTCTCTCCTGCTGGAAACCAGCAATCCAACCTGCCTCAATCCACGGTGAAGTATTATGATAAACGGTTCCGTGAGAACCTGAAGGCACAGACCCCGTTCGTTGCGTGCGCAGAGCGTCTTGACCTGCCCATGAAGAGCGGCAACCAGTACGAAATGTTCATGTACGTGCCTCTGGCTGCTAACACCAACCAGACGACCGAAGGAACTGTGGGTTCGTCCCTGTCCGTCAACGTCCTGAACACGACTGCCACTATCGGCGAGTACGCTGACTACGCGAACTTCTCGTCCCTGTCTCTCGCAACCGCGATTGACCAGACCGTCGAGAACGTTGCGAAAGAAATGTCGTATCGTCTTGGCGAGTCTCTGAGCGCATTGGTTCGCGCAACTGCTGACGGTGCATCCAGCATCGATGCCAGCGTGTTGGTGGAACTGGCTGCGACAACCACGCAGAGCTTCACCGCTCTGTCGCTGTCTCAGATTCGTAACAGCGTCCAGTCTATGGCTGGCCGTTCGATCCGTCCGTTCGACGAGGCTTCCAAGTCCTTTGTCGGCGCCATCCATCCGTTCGCCCTTGGCGACGTGACGGCTGACAACAGCAACGATTCGCCTATCGACATCCTGAAGCACACCCCTGTGGGTCTCGCCCGCATGGAAGAGCTGGTCAGTGTCGATCTGACGGAAGTCATTGAAATCCCGACCACGGGCGTTCATTTCTTCCAGTCTCCGTTGGTCACCAAGACCATCAACTACAGTGGCGTGACTGGCCTGACGGCCCTTCGCACCTACATCTTCGGTAAGGACGGTATCTTCGCCATTAACCTTGGAGCGCAGGGCGACACCACTTACGGAGACGGCGAGTGGCGCAACATCAAGTGCAACATCGTGCAGAACGCTGAGCCGACGGTTGCAGACCCCGAAGGTTTGATTCCGGGGTGGACTTCCTACAGGGTGCACTTCACGACCTCGTTGGGTCCGGACACCACGATCCGTATGCGGCAGATCGACGCCGCTAGCGCGATCAGCTAGTCGAATGCGGGGGCGGGTACCCTGTTTACAGACCGCCCCCACCTTCTTTAGAGCAGGTACGCCGTTGAGCCTGTGACCACAACTACTGAAATAATGACAAGAAACAGCATTAACGGTTGCTCTTTCAGAAAGAAGTAAATCATGGCTAACCCCAATCCGCAACACAACCCTACTGATGGCCTGAACGTAGCGGCTTACGTCCAAGTGACCGGCACTAACGTCACCAACCCCGCCAATGGCGGACTGACCGTCGCTACCGAAGCAACGCCTAATGACACTCGTGGTCTGAACGGCGAAGGCTACGGCGCGGTCGCATCGACCAATCACCCTGTCGCACAGTATGCTCTGACACTGAGTTTGTCGGGCGCGACTTACGGCGGGACTTCGTATCCGAACACCTGCCAACTGACCTCGGTCCTGAAGGACGTGGCAAATACGACCTACACCAGCGTTGGCGTGGCTGTCTATAAGTCGTACGGTAACCCGAACGCTGGCACCCCGGCGTGGTACCGTCCGTCACCGTTTGCTGGCTATTCTGGCGATGTGGTTTCGGTCAATTCGACTGGCTATGTGACGGGTCTCGCACGCGGACAAGCTGTTATCGAAGTGCAGTTCCCGACTTTCGACTTTGCATCGTCTGCGCTTGACGCAGAGCCGACGCAAGACTCTGGCGATCCTGTGCTGATGATTTACGCACAGATTCTCGTCACGGTTGTTGCTTAATTCTATCGAGTACAGGGCGGCTTACACCGCCCTACTCAGAAGGGAAATAAAATATGTCTTCAAATCCCACTACAGGATTGGGTGTCGCAGCCGCAGTCGTATTGACTGGCACTGGTGTCCACCTCATTTCTCCCACAGTCGCGGGCACGCGCGGCAAATCACAGTACAAAGTATCCATTCCGATGGGCGGCTCCGTGCAAGTCATAGCCACCCCAGTTGACGACGCGGGCGTTGCTGTTCCCTCTGGGGGCACGTCTCCTGCATCAACAGGTCTTTTGACTGAAGGCAATTATGCTGTGTTGGCTTACTCAGCCGTCACAGGTTCCGCGGACGGGTCCGTGGTCACTGGTGGCAACGTCGGTATTTCTCCGACAGCGTTGTCAGGTATTACAGAATTCCCGCCCTCTACGGTCACTGCACCCGGCGTACTCGAAGGCCCCGATACCGCTACTGGTCAGGCACAAACCGACCTCACAGCTGATATCGTCACTTACACCGCTATGACTGCCACGCAGTCGGGTCTCGCTGACCTCAGCACCAATGACGGCGGCGGCGGCGCGGGCGTTTATCACGCGGGCGTCTACAAAGGTGGTGCTCTGGACATTCCGACCAGCATTACGCTGGACGCTCAGGGCAACTCCGCAGCGATCTTCGTGTTCGTTGCAAGCTCAACCGTTGTTCTCGAAAGCGGAGCCAGCGTTCTTCTTGCTAACGGTGCACAGGCTGCTAATGTGTACTGGATTGTGGGCTCTTCGTTCACATCTGTTTGGAATGGTATCCAATCCGATATGGTTGGAAACATTTTGGCTCACACCAGTATCTCGTTGGGCGGCGGCACATTATACGGACGTGCGCTAGCCAACACTGGGGCAGTCACGATGGCGACCGCTGAGTACATCACGGTTCCTACTGCGACTCCCATTGGGCACGCGGCAGTTGTCAACGCAATTACTCAGGGTAGCTGCCCTGATTCAGTACTGCCTTCGTGGTACAAACCCAGTCCCGCCCCCAGCTACGCCAGCCCCTATATGGCATCTGCTGTGGTCGACGACGACGATGCCAACCCGTGGACAGTGCGCGGACGCAAACCCGGGCAGACTGCGATTGACTTCCAGATTCCGACCTTTGAGAATACCGAAGGCCAGAGTTTGGTGGACACTAATCAGGTCATGGACGAGACGTTCATTGACACCATCTTTGCCACACTGCTTGTCACCGTGACAGGTGGCACAAGTATAGGCTAAGAAACAGAGGAGCAGGCGACCTGCAAGCAGAGTATCGCGCATCCTGCCCCTAATCTTTCGGAGGGAGATATGCTGAGTAAATGGGAAAGTCGATGGGCGTTTGTTCGTACCGTCGCAGCGGTCATCTCCGTCGTAATTCAGGTAACGGGCATCTTGTTGCTCGTGCATTACAACCATATTTTGTTGCTACACAAATAGTCAGAGGAGGCTATATGAACAAAGAGGAGGAGTTCCAACAGGCATTCGAACAAACTGTCCGTCAGGACATGCGATTCTACGACAAGGGCCAGATTGATTGGTTGAAGTTGTCTAAGACCGACGCACCATGTCATGTCATTCAGTTAGGCGTCATTTGCAACACCAAGTACGTATCCCTTGAGGAGTATTGCGACTGGTTTAACACACAACCCACAGACGTAATTACGGTCGTTGCTGAGCGATTGGGACACATGTGCGCTTCGACATATAACGCGCTGGTCGGGAATGCCATGCGTAAGTATGGTGTTGGTGTACACATAGTTGATCTCTTTGAGAATAACATCAAGGCCCACGTTTTGTACAATGGCACGCCAAGTGTTGCCGACCCCGAAGGCATAGCGTCGGGTTGGGCGTCTTACAAATTCAAGTTCGCAGCGGCGAGCGCCGTACGGTAAATAGTCAGAGGAGGCTATATGGAGGATAAGGATTTGGTCATCGCAGGGCTCATTGAGTCCAACGACATCCTACAGCATGAGGTCACGAAGGTTCGTAATTCGAACCGAATTTTGAGAACGGTTGTTCGCGCTTTGCGAACAGCCAACGAAAGCCTGAGGCGCACGGTCGAGGTCGCTCAGCAGAACGACGAGATGTTCA